CTGGATGACGTTCATCCGTAACCCCAATAAACTGACCATTAGCATAAACAACAGAGCATACATCACGACCCCAATAACCAGTATGTAACCTATTACGTATGACATTAATCACCCCGACCTTTTCTTCTAGTGTTCTATTATTAACTTCATGGTACACAGCAGTTGCATAACACGCTATATCTAATTCTAAGTTATGTATATCCATTATAAACCTTTAATGATTATCTGGTGTCTAGTAAACCAACACAAGCGTATAATTCTATTATAAATCTAAAAGAAAGGAGAACCGCTATGTGGACATCACCAACAGCAACAGAAATGCGTTTTGGCTTTGAAGTAACAATGTACGTAATGAACAAATAGTTATACAAAAATATAACTTTTAAGAGGGGAGATAAAACTCCCCTTTTTGTTAAAATGGAACATCACTTTCATCTGCACCTTCAACAGCAGGTTTAAGTCTTTCATCCGTTGCTACCATTGCTACAGCACCACTAATAAACTTACCATTAGCACCTTCTCTAACCCAACCTGATAAAGTAAACTCAATACCATCTACATTTAACTTACCTCTATAGTCTGGTCGTTTAGGATTATCACCTTTGTCATTCTTGTTTAACGTAAACGTGTTTGTGTTATCATACTCAGCCATACATTACTCCTTTAGTTTTAAAATTGTTTGTTCTACTTCGTCTAAAAACTTAATCACTTCTGCTTCTAATTCTGCTATGTAAGTATCGTCTCTATCAACCCTAGCTACAAAGAGCTGTAGTTCTTCAGGGAAGTTAGGATTATAACTTACAAAGTCTACCCACTTAGCACCGGTGCAAGCTAATTGCCATTGCATCTGCGGTATGTATTTACTAGGAACTGACTTATTCATAAGCGTATTAGTATGGGTTGTTTCTATAGGACACTTAATCTCTATAAGACCTGCATATTTACCTTCTTCTTCTGCATTTACAGCTCCGTCAGGACTAGCACCACTATTCTTAATAACAGGATGGTCAAAGAAACCTACCTCAGTCACAGATACACCTCTAGTTTGCATATAAAGCTCCCTAGCAGCACTTTCTCTTTCAATACCATCTAGCATAGCTTGATTAACAAAACTATCGCCTTTCTTGCCTGTAAGACGTTCTGATACAAGTTGGACAAGGTAGTTTTGACGAGATGTAGATACACCTGTTTTAGTCTTGGCGATAACATCCGATATTCTGGATGCTGTCACCTTGCCTAATCTTTGCTGAAACCACTCTTCTGTGCGTTGTTCAATCATAGAAAGTCCTTGCTAGATACAGCTTTTAAAGTTGGTTGTTCTGACTCTGGAATATCCTCACCGCTATAGATGTAAAGACCAATGCCATGTAATGCAATAGCCTTAGCTAAACAACGCTGCATGGCTGTATTAACTGCCATAGCGTCAGGGTTAGGAATAGCTTGGTTTCTAAAGTTAAGCACAGGTAATTGTGCAGTCATAGACTTACCAAACGCATGGACTGTGCAGAATACCATGAGTGTTTCACCAAACTGTTTAGGTTCACCATATCCCCATGAAGCAGTTGGGTCTTGCTGTAGAAGAGTATCCACAGCCCAAGCCCATGATAAATATGATAGACCATTCTTTTTCTCAATGTGGTCTGATACGTTAATTTTACGTAGTTCGTTATAGTTCATCTTTCTCTCCTGTTGTTGTAATTCTTGTTGGTGCTGTTCCATCATCCTTTGGTCGTAATGTTGTTGTTGTGACATTTGCTCTCTCCCATTTATCGTTATCTAATTTAAGTTCGTCATTCAATCGTTTAAGAATATCTGCTACTTCTTCTAAACCATTCGCCATATTATATACCCCCAAAATACAAAAAGGAATAGCCATAGGTATTTATTCATCATGCTTCTCCTGTTGGTCAAGTTTATATTGGGCTTCTTCTTCCAATCTGTCAAGCCTATCCATTTCATCTAAATATGCGTTTGGGTCTAAGTGTCTTTCCATTATATTGCTCCCGCTAACTTACCCATAATCTGTAAACAAAGCCATACATAAGCCCAAAATGCTATTGCTATTACTATCATTGTTTTTACACTCATGTCTCTCTCCTAAAAAGAGGGGAGTTTCCTCCCCTTTGTTATTATGCTACTCTTCTTTTTTCTTCTGTCAAGTAATGAACCCAGTCAGAAAATTTATAGTATACATCAACTGCTTCTTGAGTTCCAAATTCACTACAAGGAACTGGTTGCTTCAATTGAGAATTTATCATTGAGCCAGTTAATTGAGCTAAATAAGCCAACTCTCTTTCTGAAAAATTAATTTCATGTTTTTTACTTTTCATGTTACTCTCCGTTTTGTTAAAGAATTGTTATTGCACATAAGATAATTTATCTTATAAATACATCATAACATAATAAAAACAACTTGTCAAGTCTTTTTTTTAATTATTTTTAACAAATTAGATTGACAAGGGTAATTAATAGCATTATAATATCGATACTTTCAATTAAAAAGGAATTTTTATGACTTTAGAAGAGGCTTTATCACACTTTAACAATTCTCGTAGGGAGTTGGCAGAGGCTTTAGGTGTTTCTACCCAGGCAGTTCAATATTGGGCTGACGAGGAACAAATACCAGAATTAAGAGCTTATCAAATTAAAGAAATTATATCAAACAGAAAGTAGGGCATATGAAATATAGGATTGTTAATTTTCGTAAATTTCAGAACTTTCACGACAGGAAACCGCCATGGATTAAATTATACAGGGATTTATTAGATAACATGGATTGGTTTATGTTAAGTCCAATAGCTAGTAAAAGCCTTATAAATTTATGGCTTTTAGGGTCTGAGTCATTTGGTAACTTGCCAGATGATTTTGAAATTGGATTTAGATTAAGACTCAATCAAAAAGAATTAGATGTAGTTATGAAAGAGTTAATTAAGTTTAAGTTTGTTGAAGAAGGTAAGTATGAATTAAAAGGTTCTGAAGAAATGTCTATGAATGAACGCATTAGGGAAACCAATGGCTTTGCTAGTAGATATATTAAAAATGAAACTAAAACAGAAGTATTAGTAAGAGACAATCATAAATGCCAATCTTGTGGTTCTGATAAGAAATTAGAGTTTGACCACATTGTTCCTGTTTCTAAAGGCGGTTCTTCTGAGGCAAATAACCTTCAATTACTATGTAGGTCATGCAATAGAAGCAAAAGAGCATTATCAAAAGAAGAGTTTGCTACGCAAAGCACAGAAAAAAACAGCGTTAGTCGTAGCCTAGAGACAGAGACAGAGGCAGAGAGAGAGAGAAAGAAACATATCTATAGCGTTGAGTTTGAAAAGTTTTGGGATACCTTTCCTCCTAATCCAAGAAAGACTGGTAAAGTTTATGCTTATAAAATATGGACAAGAAAAAGACTAGATGAAAAAATAGATGACATTGTTAAGCATTTGCTTATAATTAGCACTACTGACCAATGGAAAAAAGACCAAGGATTATACATCCCTATGCCTTCAACGTATTTAAGTCAGGAGAGATTTGACATGGAAATACCTAAACAACGTAACCCTTGGGATAATGCTAAATGAAAATTGGAGAAGCGTTAGATAGATTAACTGTAAGCAAAGAAACTATTACTCAATATTTTAATAATGAATATGGTTCTAGCGAGTTTTTGGTAAAAGATAGTTCTGTTTTTGCAGATGATGTTGTTAAATACTTTTCAGAAGAAATATCATCCGGTAAGTCTTTAGGGTTTGTTAAGAGTGAACAAGATTTTAGAGTTAGACCATCTGAATTGACAGTTGTAACTGGTGTTAGTTCACATGGGAAAAGTCTTTGGCTTTCACAAGTTGTATTAGCTCTTATGGGTCAGCAAACTAAATGTTTAATAGCGTCTTTAGAAATGAGGGCAGTACTTACTCTTTCTCGCATGGTGCAGCAAACATTAAAGTCTACAGACCCAACAGAGGATTACATTAGAAAATTTTGTAGTCGTGCAGCAGATAAGCTGTGGATATATGACCAAACAGGAAGCACTACTACAGACGATATGATAGCTACGCTTTACTATGGCAAACATGTTTTAGGTGTAGAAGTATTTGTTATAGACAGTCTTATGAAGATGAGTGATATATCTGAAGACAATTACGAGAAGCAAAAATTGTTTATTGATAGACTTGCAACATCATGTCGTGATTTAAACATACACATATTTTTAGTTGCACATACTCGTAAAATGGCAGATGAAACAATAGCACCAGACGCTACTCATATTTTAGGCAGCTCTCATATTCGTAACCTTTGCGATAACATCTTATGTGTCTACAGATGCAAAAAGAAAGAACGTGATATTGAGAATGGTGAAAAAACTGCTGAAGAATTAAAAGGTGTTCCTGATTGTGTAGTATACTTACAAAAGCAACGTAACTATCCTGTAGAAGGCAGTTGGGGATTTTATTTTGATAATAAAGGTTTAAGATACAAGGAGAGTCCATGACCATAAATGAATTTATTAAGCAATGTAAAAAGTTATTCGGGGATAACATAGAATACAAAGCAACTTCTAAAGACGGACAAGTATTTAAAACGAAAGGATGGAGAGATGATAAAGTGGGCGCTAACCAAAGACAACTTACCCCAGCTCATAGAGAAACTAAAAACTCTTGACTTTACTAAACGCTGGCGTGTAACAGTAGATGATAAAATAACAAGAAGTTTAGAAGCCAATGAAAGACTCTGGGCATTATATACAAGTATTTCTAGGCATACAGGCATTGACAAAGACCAGCTCCATGAGTTAATGGGTTACAAATTTTTAAGAGAACAAAAACTTATAGCAGGTATACCTTGTGAAGTGATTAAATCAACGACAAAATTGACAAGCTCTGAAATGTCTGAATATCAAAATTCAATAGAAGTTTGGGCGCAATCTAATTTAGGTTGGGGTTGGGATTATTAGTGAACTATCGTAACCCTAAACTACTTAAACTTGCTAAAGATGCACCGTGTGTTTTATGTGGTAGCAATGACGGAACTGTGGTAGCCTGTCATAGTAACCAATTGCGTGATAAAAAAGGCACCGGAATTAAAAGTCACGATTTTCGCATAAGTTACATGTGTAGCACTCACCATAATATGGTTGATAATGGTAAAGAGTTATCTAGGGAAGAAAGAATAAATTTATGGGAAGATGCTCATAGACGCACCATAGGTTGGTTATTTGAAAACGGACATTTGGAGGTAAAGTAATGGGTAAAGGTTCTGGAAGAAGACCATTGTTAATTTCTGAACAAGAAGCACAAGATAACTGGGATAAGATATTTAAGCGAAAAGTAAACAGTCCTGACGTATCACCACATGCTTATGAATACGAACTTAATAAGTCTACTGGTGATATAGAGAAAAGATTTGTAGACGGAACATCTAAACCTAACGAAAGTCAATTTGATGGCAACTAGCCCAACGCAGTTAAGTCTTAAAAAATTACGAGAAGAAGGATATACTTGTTGGATTACAGAGCATTGGAATAATTGGAGTAAAACAAGACAAGACCTTTTTGGGTTTATAGATATAATTGCTTTAAAAGGAAAAGAAACATTAGCAGTTCAAACAACGTCAGCAAGTAACATGAGTGCTAGATGTAAAAAGATAGCAGACCACGAAAACGTAGGTGCAGTTCGTGAAGCAGGTTGGACTATTCATGTACATGGTTGGCATCAAGACGATAAGAAGAAGTGGCATTGTAAAGTTAAGGATGTATCGTGAATACCAGAGATAAGATACTAGCTTACCTTACAGAGCCTAAAGCTATAAAAGATATAGCAGCACATGTAGATGGCAATTACAATACTATTAAAAATTTACTTGTCACCATGAAGATGGAAGGTGATATACACGCATTCAAAGATAAAGATAATAGACTTATGCACTATTACATTCCACAGCCACATCCGCTACAAGGTATATTTGGACACACAGCAAACTTCACAGAAGACCAGATAAAAGGTGTTATCAGTCACAACGCAGATACCGCTAAACATAATCTACAACACAACACTACACAAGAAACATTTGGGCAAAGCGTAGCCTATACGCTAACACAATATGACTGACCCATTTAAGATTATAGAGCCAACGGTCATTAGCTTTAGTGGTGGTCGCACATCTGCTTATATGTTGTGGAGAATATTACAAAGCAATAATGGTTTGCCATCTGACGCAAAAGTAATATTTGCTAATACAGGTAAAGAAGAAGAAGCTACATTAGAATTTATTAGAGATTGCTCTGTTAATTGGAATGTGCATATTGAATGGGTAGAGTATAAATATTCAGAAGAAACTAAAGATAGGTTTAAGATTGTAAATTTTGATACTGCATCTAGGAATGGAGAACCATTTTTTGAATTAATAGACCAAAACGGAAGCCCATATTTACCAAATCCTGTAGCAAGAATATGCACAGCTAAGTTAAAAATTAGAGCAATTCATGCTTATCTTAAAAGTTTAGGTTGGGAACATAATGAAAATATGGATTGGATAGGTATTAGAGCAGACGAACCAAGACGTGCAGCTAAAGTAGAAAAGGAAAGAGTGCCATTATTTGTAGATGGAATTACAAAGCATGATGTAGGTCGTTTTTGGAGTGAACAATCTTTTGACTTAAAATTGCCAAATATGAATGGTGTTACTATGCACGGTAATTGTGATTTATGTTTTTTAAAACCAACACATCAAATTGTTAGTCTAATAAAAGAAAAGCCAGAAAGAGCAGATTGGTGGATAAAAATGGAAGCTCATGCACAAACAAGTGATAAAACATTTGGTGATGGTGCAAGGTTTAGAAAAGATAGACCAAGTTATGCTGATTTAAAAAAATTTGCTATATCACAAACTGATATGTTTGATACAACTGAAGAAGCTATACCTTGTTTTTGTGGAGACTAAATGATTAGCATGGAACGCTTACTATCTATTTTGGATGATTGGGCTTTGTGGATGAAGTCGGATAATCACAAACTAGGTTATCCATCTAAAAGCATAGGCATGTCATCCGGTGGTGAGTCTACAAGTGAGGCGTTTGAGGAGATGTGCTCTTCGCAAGACATGTCTAACGTAAGGACTATTCACGCTATCGTGCATAGCTTAGAACAAGGACAACAAGACGCTATTTATGCTAAATACTTAGGTGCTAAACCACCATTAGCTTTTTATTGGCAATTAGATATGGCATACGATAATTTACTGACAATAGCAGAAAGAAGAATAAACGCATAATGTTGTTGCAAAGAACTATGAAAGTATGCTATAATACTACTTGTTGGACAACTCCTGTCCGTTAATAACGTAATCCCACAAAAGCCTGACCATACTCTCTCCTTGGTTGGGCTTTTTCTTTTTATGAAACTATCTATTTGCGAACAATGTGGTGAACCATTTGACTTCACCGAGTATAGCTTGTGTAATGATTGCAGATATGACCACCGGTTTATTAAGTTAAGGAAAAGCTATGAAGAAGCCAACAACGAAAAAAGGCAAGATGGCGAAAGTGAGCAAAGTCATGAAAGAATTTAAAGCAGGTACTTTAAATACTGGCTCTAAAAAAGGTCCAGTTGTTAAAAATCCTAAGCAGGCGATAGCAATCGCTTTATCACAAGCAGGTATGTCTAAAAAGAAAGGTAAATAATTATGCCAATGGTCGGAATGAAAAAGTTTGCTTACACAGAAAAAGGTAAGAAAGAAGCTAAAGAATACGCAAAGAAAACAGGTAAAGCTATGGCTGCTAAACCTATGAAGAAAGCTGCTAAACGTGGCAAGTAAACCAGGTCTCTATAGTAATATTGCTGCTAAACGTGCAAGAATCAAAGCAGGTTCAGGTGAGAAGATGCGTAAAGTAGGTTCTAAAGGCGCACCTACAGCTATGGCATTTAAACAATCAGCAAAGACAGCTAAGAAAAAGAAATGAGTGCAGCTTGGCAAAAGAAAGCTGGTAAGAACCCTAAAGGCGGTTTAAACGCTAAAGGTCGTGCCTCTT